CACTTGAACTAAAAAGAAAAGACGTTGCTGGTACTATGATTAAGCAACACGTTCCAGAAGTAGAGGAAGATGAAGAGGTTTGATGAGGTTGTTCAATCGCTCCCAGAGAAAGATGAACACAAGAAATCAAAGGAATATAAAAAACTGTCTCCTAAGATGAAGGAGGCAGTTGATAACATATTCTCAATAATGGACTCTAAACCTTCAGATTTCCTAAATACTTTTGAGAAAACTATAAAAGACTCCGCAAAGAAGTTCAGAGTAAAAGAAAAAGACCTACTGAAGTACTTTGAGAGAGAAATGCTAGGAATGTAAAGATGATTTTAACAGGAAGCGCTACTAATGTAACATCAGCAACTACATTAAACAGAGCAACAAGAGTTAGAGTTGGTGCGACTAATGCTGGAACAGTTACCATTGCTGCCGCAACTGGAACTTTTAACGCACAATCCGCTGTCGCTGGTGCAGCAATAACAATCAGTAGTCATGGTTTTGTAACTGGTGATGAGGTTACATATTCAGATGGTGGTGGAACTGCAATCGCAGAACTTACAGATGGTGGTCAGTTTTTTGTAACAAAGGTTGATGCAAATACGATTAATCTTTCAACCACACTAAATGGAACTGCACTTACATTAACTGATGGGCCATCAGAGAACCACAGTATTACTGCAACAAGGTCATTTGCTGGTTCAGTTGTTCTAGTACAGAATCAAGTCATTATTATTGATAAGAAACCAGGCGATACTATTGCTTGTGGTGCTGCAATGAGTTGTACTGCTGTAGGTAATCAACCGTAAGGGAGAGTATGATGACAGTTAAACTTATTACAGAACAAGTACAAGACGTACAAATCCTTAAAGAAGAGGATGAGAAAACTGGTAAGAAAAATTACAAGTTAAAAGGTATTTTTCTACAGGGTGATATCAAAAACCGTAACGGTAGAGTGTATCCTGTAGAGGTATTGGAAAAAGAAGTTAAGCGATACAATAAAGAGTTTATTGAACAGAATCGTGGATATGGTGAACTTGGTCACCCAGAAGGCCCGACTGTCAATTTAGAAAGAGTGTCGCATATGGTCACATCTCTGGAAAGAGATGGTAAAAACTTCATTGGTGAGGCAAAGGTTATGTCAACACCAATGGGTAAGATTGTAGAGAATATTATGGATGATGGTGGTAAACTCGCAGTGTCCTCAAGGGGCATGGGTAGTTTGACCAAAAAGAATGGTGCAAACTATGTCAATGACGATTTCTACCTTGCAACTGCAGCTGATATTGTTGCAGACCCTTCCGCTCCAAATGCTTTCGTAGAAGGTATTATGGAAGGAAAAGAGTGGGTTTGGAACAATGGATTGTTACAAGAACAAGAAGTTGCACGAATCAAGGATGAAATGGAACGTAATGTGCGTTCTAGAAAAGCGAATTACCAAGCACTCGCTTTCGCAAAATTCCTCAAGAATTTATAATTACTAAATATAGTGTAAGAGGATTATTAATATATTAATAAGGAGACTCAAATGTCAGAAATTGATAAGACAATAGAAGAACTTGAACAAGAAGTTCTTGCTGACTTGAATGAGGCCGAAATGAAAAAGGATTCTTCCGCTGCCGGTAAAGGTGCAGTGGCCGCTGAACCAATGAAAAAAATGGATTCAGAGGATGAGGATGCTGAGGATTTAGGTGCTCCAGTAGTTAAGGGTGACGAAAAGAAAGCCGATGCTGCTAAAAAAGTCAAACAAGATGCTTCCATCAAGTCTTCCGATAAAGGTGACCAGAAAGCCGATTCAGTGAAGGAAGAAACCGAATCTGAAGAGGAAGAGGTTGTCGCAGAAGGTAAAAAACTTAAAGAGATGGGTCATAAAGACGAAATGGCTCATATGCCCAAATCTAAAAAAGAAGCAATGGAAATGATGCAGAAAGAGATGATGAAAATGTCAGCTGAAGATGCAAAACAACTTGCTGCTTCTTACATGAATAAAGAGGCAATGACAGACGAGGAAGTAGAATTAGAAGGTCTTGCAAAAGCCAAAGAGGCAATTGAAAAAAGACTTGCATCTATTTCAGTCAAAGAAGATGTTGATGCACTTGTAGAAGGTGAAGACCTTTCTGAAGAGTTCAAAGCAAAAGCATCTACTATCTTTGAAGCTGCTGTTAAATCCAAAATTCGTCCAGAGGTCGAAAGAATCGAACTTGAGAAAACTCAAGAGATTGCAGAAGAGCATGAAGCATTCAAAACTGAACTTGCAGAAAAGGTAGATGGTTACCTTGACTACGTTGTTCAAGAGTGGATGAAAGAAAATGAACTTGCAATTGAAAGAGGATTGAAAGGTGAGATTGCTGAAGACTTTATCACTGGTCTAAAGGCATTGTTTGAAGAACATTACATTGATGTTCCAGACGAAAAATATGATATTCTAGAATCACAAGCACAAAAGATTGAAGAACTTGAAGGTAAGTTAAACGAAACTATGGGTAAACTTACTGAAAAGAAACAGTCTGAAGATTCACTTGTGCGTGAAGCTGTTATCAAAGAAGTTTCATCTGACCTTGCAGAGACTCAAACAGAGAAATTTGCTAGTTTGGTTGAAGATGTTGAGTTCACCGATAAGGAATCCTTTGAGGAAAAACTTAACACGCTTAAGGAAAATTACTTCCCTAAGTCAACTCCATCCCAACTCACTGAAGAGAGTGGAGTGGAGACTCAAGAGATTGACATAAGTGACGCTATGGCTGCGTATACTAGTGCAATTAAGAGGTCTGCACCTTACATGACTGATGTAAATGCACAACCTTTTAAAGATGTCAAGAATTAAATTATGATAAATAATACTAATATAGTTAAAGGGGATTAACAAATGTATAATTCAGAAAACTTACAAGAGAAGTGGCAGCCAGTCCTCAATCATCCAGATTTGCCTGAGATTAAGGATAACTACAGAAAAGCCGTTACTTCAATCATCTTGGAAAACCAAGAAAAAGCAATGAAAGAAGATGCAGCTTTCTTATCAGAAGCCGCACCTACTAATAATACTGGTGGTACTATCAATAACTACGACCCAATTTTGATTTCGCTAGTAAGACGTGCTATGCCTAACTTGATTGCGTATGACGTATGTTCAGTGCAACCAATGACTGGCCCAACTGGTCTTATCTTCGCAATGAAGTCAAGATTTACTAGTTCAAGTGGTACAGAAGCATTGTTCAACGAACCAGATGCATCATTCTCAAATGATGACGCTGCTGGTGACTTGAATTCAACTGCAATGACTGGTACTAACCCTGCTGTCCTAAACGACTCATCTGCTGGTACATATATTACTGGTGGTGCAGACTACGGTTCAACTACTGGTGGTGGTATGACTACTGCTGAAGGTGAGGCATTAGGTGATGCAGCTGCTAACTCTTTCGCAGAAATGGCGTTCTCAATCGAGAAGTCAACTGTGACTGCAAAGTCAAGAGCATTAAAAGCAGAATACACTATGGAACTTGCACAAGACCTAAAGGCAATTCACGGTCTTGATGCAGAAACAGAATTGTCAAACATTCTGTCTTCTGAAATCCTTGCTGAAATTAACAGAGAAGTAATTAGAACAATCTATGTCTCTGCTAAGAAAGGTGCTTCAATCAACACAACTACTGCTGGTATCTTCGACTTAGATACAGACTCAAACGGTAGATGGTCAGTTGAGAAGTTCAAAGGACTTATGTTCCAAATCGAAAGAGATGCTAACGTAATCGCACAAGAAACAAGAAGAGGAAAAGGTAACATGATTATCACTTCTTCAGATGTTGCTTCTGCATTGCAAATGGCTGGTGTATTAGATTACGCTCCTGCTCTTAACAACAACTTACAAGTTGACGATACTGGAAACACTTTCGCTGGTGTTCTTAACGGTAGATACAGAGTGTATATTGACCCATATGCTGCTAACAACGCTGCTAAACAGTACTATGTTGTTGGTTATAAGGGAACTTCACCATATGACGCTGGTATCTTCTACTGCCCATACGTTCCACTACAGATGGTTCGTGCAGTTGGTGAGAATACTTTCCAACCGAAAATCGGTTTCAAAACTCGTTACGGTGTTGCACAAAACCCATTCGCTACTTCATCTGCTACAGATGTTGTGCCTGGTGCAAACGACAACACATACTACAGACGAGTTCAAGTCGCAAACCTTATGTAATAATAAGAAACGACTTAAATCGGAACTTAGGGGGGGTTTTTACTCCCCCTTTTTTTATGTGCATACTAAATAATAGTAGGAGATAAACATGGCTACTACTATCAATGCACTTGCAAGACAACCCACTGAACTAGATTACGCAGACCCAACTAAGTTTAAGTTCAGTATTAATAAACTACCCAAAGTTGAGTATTTTACTACAGCTGCAAATCTGCCTGGCATCAACCTTGGTGAATCTATTCTTCCCACCCCTTTTAAACAAATTCCAGTTATGGGTGATGACCTTACATTTGATAACCTAGAAATTACTTTTCTTGTAGATGAAAAATTAGATAATTACAGAGAACTTCATCAATGGTTAGTAGGTATAGGTTTTCCGAAAGCAAGAACACAGTTTGAGTCATTTAGAAAAGATGAGGCAACTTCATTCCCAACTAATAGTGCAGTCAAAGGTGAATCTACAAACCCAGGCACTGCAACTGGTAATCAAGCTATGTTCGGTGATGCAACACTTACGATTATGACTAGTAAAAATAATCCAGTGATTGAGGTAAGATTTTCTGATTTATATCCAGTTGCACTAAGTGGACTCGCATTTAATCAACAAGAAGGTGACGTAACTTATTTAACTGCAACTGCAACTTTTACATATAAGTTGTACGAAATGTTTACTATATAATACAAGGTGGTGGATATATCTTGAACAACAGTTTTTTATATTGAAACGAGTTTTCATTAAATATAGAAAAAGCTAGACAATCCACCACCGTTTTGAATTGAGGATAATATAATATGGATTTGGAACAATTACAAAAAGAGGCAGAAAAAGACCTCAAGATAGATAAAGAACAACTGGATATTGAATCACTTAAAACTCCAGAACTTTACGGTAAATATCTAAAAATCTTTACTCGTTGGAACTTGTTATCAAAACAAGCAGACGCAGAATATAAAAAACTTCTAAGACATAAATGGGAATACTATTCTGGTAAATCAGACCCAAAGGTTTATCAAGAAAAACCATTTGACCTAAAAGTTCTCAAACAAGATATTCCTACCTACCTTGAAAGTGATGAGGACTTAATACAGGCTAAACACAAAGTAGACTATCACAATGCAATGTGTGATTATGCAGAGAGTGTTTGCAAGATGATGAACAATCGTGGTTTTCAAATTAAAAATGCGATTGATTGGAAAAGGTTTATGGAAGGTTCACTTTGATAATATCAAAGAAAAATGATGTATATGTAAAGGTTGACACAGAACCAAATATTGCAAGAGAACTGGTAGACTTCTTTACCTTTGAAGTGCCAGGCGCAAGGTTTATGCCTACATACAAAAATCGTGTATGGGATGGAAAGATTCGTTTGTACAATCAGATGACAGGCGAAATTTATTTTGGTCTTATACCATATGTAGAGGAGTTTGCAAAACGTAACGATATAAGTATTGAATATAAAGAAGGAGTCAAAGATGAAGGAGAACATAGAGCTACAGTCTTGGGTGGATTTGTTAGAAGAGTGTCACCTAAATCCAAAGGAAAGAGTTTACAGATTCGTGATTACCAGATGGCCGCATTTACTCATGCAGTCAGAAACAATCGGAGCCTGTCTCTTAGTCCTACTGCTTCAGGCAAGTCGCTTATAATTTATTTACTGAGTAGATGGTATGAGTCTAACAGAGTCCTTATACTTGTTCCTACAACATCTCTTGTGGAACAGATGTACTCCGATTTTCTTGATTATGGTTATGTCGAAAGCAAAATGCAAAAGATATACCAAGGTCATTCTAGAGAGATTACAAAAGAAGTAACGATATCTACATGGCAGTCTTTATATAAAATGCCCAGAAAATACTTTGAACAATTTGGATGTATTCTTGGAGATGAGGTG